ATGAGATGATGGGAGATATAACCGCTATTTTGTATCTTAGTAAAGAGCATCCTGAACAGGACGGTACAACTATCTACGATAGTGAAAACCAAAAGACGTGCACCTTCTATGCTAAGTACAATAGGATGGTGGTCTTTGATTCAAAGCTCCCTCATAGCCGGAATATATTTGAGAACTTCGGCAGCGGAGAATCCGCTCGCCTTGTTCAGGTTGCATTTTTAAAGGAGGTAGTATGAAGGACACAAAACAATTGAAAACAGATATCATTGATGCGGGATATCGTGCGGTAGAGCAGCTCATTAAGGTGGCTAAAGAGGATATTATCAAGCCCGACCCTGATGATGAGCTTGCAGCAGATAGGCTCAAGAACGCAGCCGCCACAAAGAAGCTCGCCATCTTTGACGCTTTTGAGATTTTAAATAGGATTGAATCAGAAAAGGAAGCCCTTAGTATGATTGACAGTGGAGTAAAAGATACAAAACAAGGATTTGCAGAACGAAGGTCTATATCGAGTCGTTAAAGACTATGTGCCTCAGAACGCCATATCAAAAAAGAACGGCATACGCTCTTGGAAGTATGGCTATAATGAGCAGTACGATATGGTGGTTATCTCCAAGACAGGACAGATTGGGGAGATTATCAATATCGCAGGCTTAATTGTCGCCCTACCTCTTGCTCCTAAAGAGTGTCTTCAAAGACACGAAAAAGCCGCTGAACAGTATTGGGAGCGTACTGAACTCCCTAAGGAGCTCTCTAAAATCCAATCTATATTCCAATGGAACGAGTTACCTACCGAGTTTAAGGACCGGTGGGTAGACTATATCGAGGAGGAGTTTGATAGAAGGGAGCAGGGGGCTTGGTTTATGAATAACGGCACGCCTACCTACATCACGGGGGCGCACTATATGTACCTTCAGTGGTCAAGTATTGACGTGGGCTACCCTGATTACAGAGAAGCTAACCGTATCTTCTTTATTTTTTGGGAGGCTTGTAAGGCTGACCCGCGGTGCTTTGGGATGATATACCTAAAGATCAGGCGCTCGGGGTTCTCCTTTATGGCGTCTTCAGAGTGCGTAAATATCGCTACGCTCGCCCGAGATTCAAGGGTTGGTATCCTATCTAAAACCGGTGCCGATGCCAAGAAAATGTTTACAGACAAGGTGGTTCCCATTAACGGCAGGCTGCCCTTTTTCTTCCGTCCTGTGATGGATGGGATGGACAAGCCTAAGACTGAGCTTGCCTACCGTGTGCCGGCTTCAAAGATTACCAAGAAGAATATGACCAACACTACCGAAGGTAGCGTTGTCGATGGTCTTGATACCACAATAGATTGGAAAAACACTGAGGAGAACTCTTATGACGGTGAAAAGCTCCTGTTTCTTGCGCACGATGAGAGCGCCAAGTGGGTAAAGCCAAACAATATCCTGAACAATTGGAGGGTAACTAAGACCTGTCTTAGGGTCGGTAGCAAGATTATTGGTAAGTGTATGATGGGTTCCACCTCCAATGCACTCAGCAAGGGTGGTGATAACTATAAGAAATTGTACGAAGATTCGGCATTGGATAGTCGAAACGCCAATGGGCAAACAAAAAGCGGACTCTACTCCCTATTTATTCCTATGGAGTGGAATATGGAAGGGTTTATTGATCGCTATGGTATGCCCGTTCTACGTAAACCAAGCGAACCTATTATTGGCGTGGATGGACAAGACATTAGAAATGGGGCTATTGACTATTGGGAGGCTGAGGTGGAGTCGCTTAAAAACGATGCTGATGCACTCAACGAGTTCTACCGGCAGTTCCCTCGCACGGAGAGCCACGCCTTCAGGGATGAAAGTAAGCAAGCGCTATTTAACCTAACCAAGATATATCAGCAGATTGACTACAATGATTCGCAGATTCAGGCGCATAATGTTTCACGTGGAACATTTCATTGGAAAGACGGGGAGAAGGATACCAAAGTGGTATGGACTCCTGACCCCAGGGGTAGGTTCTTAATTAGTTGGGTGCCACCCACTAATATGCAAAATAACGTCATCAATAGAAGTGGTGCCAAGTACCCCGGTAATGAACATCTCGGGTCCTTTGGCTGTGACCCCTATGATATCTCAGCGGTGGTTGGTGGCAGGGGGTCAAATGGTTCTTTGCACGGAATGACCAAGTATCATTTGGATGATGCACCTGTAAGTCAGTTTTTCTTAGAGTATATCGCCCGTCCTCAAACGGCAGAGATATTCTTTGAAGAGGTGCTGATGGCTTGCGTTTTCTATGGTATGCCGGTGCTTGCGGAGAACAACAAGCCTCGTCTATTATATCATTTTAAAAACAGAGGCTATCGTCACTTCTGTATGAACCGACCTGACCGCACACTTAATAAGCTTAGTAAAACTGAGCGTGAACTTGGTGGTATACCAAACTCTTCTGAAGAAGTAAAGCAGGCGCACGCATCAGCCATAGAAACATACATAGAGAAGTATATTGGTTTTGACTTGACAAGCACTTATAGACCTGCTGATGAGATAGGAACGATGCCATTTACAAGAACACTTGAGGATTGGGCACGCTTTGATATTAGCGATAGAACCAAGTTTGACGCAGCAATCAGCTCGGGGTTAGCGATAATGGCAAACCAAAAAAATGTATATTTACCTGACAAAAAAGAGTCGAAAATTAGTATTAATTTCGCAAGGTACACTAACAGTGGAACACAAAGTCAAATTATTAGATGAATGGCGTGCCTTTATAGACATATAAGAACTGATTTAAATGTTCCATTTTATATTGGGATAGGTAATTCTATTAGTAGAGCTTACTCAAAAACACATAGAAATAAATATTGGATCTCAATAGTTGGCAAAACGAGTTATGAAATAGAGATTCTTTTTGATAATATAACTTATGGATTTGCAAAAGAAAAAGAAAAAGAATTTATTGATTTGTATAAAAGAAAGGAGGATGGTGGCACTCTTTGTAATATCACAAGAGGTGGAGATGGTGTATTAGGGATTAAACATACCAAAGAGGCAAGAGAAAAAATGGGTGCTCCTAATAAGGGAAAAACCATTTCCGAGTGGCATAAAAAAAGAATATCTGAGTTTCATAAAGGAAAAATAATTTCTGAAGAGACAAAAAGAAAAATGTCTGAAAAGGCAAAAGGAGAAAAAAACCATAGATATGGTGTTGTAGTTTCAGAAGATACTAAAAGCAAAATGATTGCTTCTGCAAAAAGAGGACAACATAATCACGCTTCAAAACTTACAGCAAAAGATGTTTTAGAAATAAGAAGATTGAATGCTAAGGGAATAAGCCAAAGAAAGTTAGCATTAAAATTTAGTGTTCAAAAAACAACAATTGCATCTATTGTTAATAATATAACTTGGAAACACATATAAATGAAAGATGTTGTAATTAATATATCGCCAACAGGTTTTCCAAGTCAGTTTGTTTCTGATGCGGAGAAAGCCTCCGATGCGTTTGGTCTACAAGTAGCGCAAAGTATTCAGTATGAATGGTTTAGGAAAGATGGAAATCAATGCAGATATTACAACCAATGGCGCGACTTTCATCGCTTACGTTTATATGCTCGTGGTGAGCAGTCTGTTGAGAAGTATAAAAATGAACTTGCAATAGATGGAGATTTATCATACTTGAATTTAGATTGGACGCCCGTACCTATTTTGCCAAAGTTTGTAGATATTGTTGTTAACGGAATGAGCGACCGCTTATTTAAAGTGAAAGCTTATGCACAGGATGCGATGTCTCAATCCAATCGTAGTAAGTATCAAGATATGATTGAGGGGCAGATGGCTGCAAAAGATGTGCTACTGCAAATACAGGAGTCAACAGGAGTTGACCCTTTTACAATGAATCCTGATGAGCTTCCCGCAACAGACGAGGAGCTCTCTTTATATATGCAGCTTAACTATAAGCCTGCAATTGAAATAGCGGAAGAAGAGGCTATCAATACAATATTTGATGAGAATCATTATCAAGACACACGCAAGCGTATTGATTACGACTTAGCAGTGATTGGTATTGGATGTGCTAAGCACGAGTTTCTTCCCGGAGCAGGTGTACAGATTTCATACGTAGACCCTGCTAATGTTGTATACAGCTATACTGAAGATCCATATTTTCAGGACTGTTTCTATTGGGGAGAAATCAAAACACTTCCTATTACTGAGCTTTTGAAGATAGACCCTACGCTCACTCGTGAGCAGATGCAGGAGATATCAATGTATTCTCAGAGTTGGTATGACTACTATAACGTAGCGAGATTCTACGAGAATAGTTTGTTCTACCGCGATACCGCAACACTGCTTTACTTCAACTACAAGACCACCAAGAAAATGGTCTATAAGAAAAAGATTCTTGAAACAGGCGGTACTCGTATCATAGAAAAAAATGATGAGTTCAATCCTCCTGTAGAAATGATGGAGGAGGGGCGCTTTGAAAAGATTGAAAAGACTATTGACGTGTGGTATGAAGGAGTGATGGTAATGGGCACCAATATTTTGCTCAAGTGGAAGATGTCTGAAAATATGGTTCGCCCTAAGTCCACTTCACAGCACGCACTACCAAACTATGTAGCAATTGCACCAAGAATGTACAAAGGGGTTATTGAATCACTTGTACGCAGGATGGTTCCATTTGCTGACCTTATCCAACTTACTCACTTAAAGCTGCAGCAGGTTATTGCACGTACTGTTCCTGATGGTGTATTCATTGATGCCGATGGTCTCAATGAGGTTGACCTTGGAACAGGGGCAGCCTATAATCCTGAAGATGCTTTAAGACTATACTTCCAAACGGGTAGCGTCATTGGACGTAGCTATACTCAAGAGGGAGACTTTAACAATGCAAGAGTGCCTATTCAGCAGCTTACTTCAAATTCAGGCGCAAGTAAGACACAGATGCTGATAGCCAACTATAACCACTACCTTGATATGATTCGGTCGGTGACCGGTCTAAACGAGGCTCGTGATGGTTCAACGCCTGACCCTAACGCATTGGTAGGGGTCCAAAAGCTCGCTGCACTTAACTCCAATACGGCTACACGCCACATTCTTGAGGGAGGCTTATTTGTCTATAGGTCGCTTGCTGAAGCCCTTACCTACCGGGTTGCAGATATTCTACAATACGCAGACTTTAAAGATGACTTTGCAAATAAGATTGGTAAATACAATGTATCCATCCTTAATGAGATTAAGGACTTGTACATTTACGACTTTGGTATTTTCATTGAAGTATCTCCGGACGAAGAGCAGAAGGCTCAGCTTGAAGCCAACATTCAAATGGCTTTATCCAAGGGAGATATCAATCTTGAGGATGCCATTGATATTAGAGAACTTAAAAATATTAAGCTCGCCAACCAATTACTAA